TGCTCAAAAATCTGCCCGCAACTACCAGACCGAGGTGAATTATGGACAACGGCATCGAATACCTGCGCGGAAAGCTTGCACAGAAGGCTGTGCGGGTGGATCTGCGCTATCAATACTACGAGATGAAAAATCAGATGCGCAAGGTCTCCGCTCTGATCCCGAAGGAGTTCCAGACACTGACCTACGCGCTCGGATGGTGCGGGAAGGCGGTGGACGTGCTCTCCGACCGCATCATCTTCGACGGCTTCGACAACGACATCGCCCAGCTCGGCGAGATCTACAAGCTGAACAATGCCGATGTGCTACACGGCTCGGCGGTGCTGTCGGCGCTGATCTCCGCGTGCAGCTTCCTGTACATCGGGCAGCGTTCGGACGGCTATCCGACCATTGAGTGCATCGACGGCGGGAACGCGACCGGCAAGATCGACCCGACCACGAACCTGCTCACAGAAGGCTACGCGATTCTGAAACGGGATGATTACGGAACGCCGGAGCTCGAAGCGTACTTTCTGCCGCATAAGACCGAGTATTACCAGAACGGCAAGCTCGTGGATACATTCACGCACAAGGCTCCGTATCCGCTGCTTGTGCCGGTGATCTTCCGGCCGGATGCACGCCGCCCGTTCGGGCACTCGCGGATCTCGCGAGCCTGCATGGAGATCGTGCAGACAGCGCTGCGGACGCTGCTCCGGACGGAAGTGGCGGCGGAGTACTACTCCGTTCCGCAGAAATACGGGCTTGGTCTGGAGGATGAGCTGATCCAGAAAATCAAGGAGAATCCGGCAAATGCGTCGCTGAAATCGTTCCTTGCGATCAGCCGCGACGAGGACGGGCAGCTCCCGACACTGGGACAGTTCCAGACCATGAGCATGGCGCCGTTCCTCGATCAGGTGAAAATGAGCGCGAGTCTGTTCGCAGCGGAGACAGGCATGACGCTCGATGATCTGGGCTTTACGACAGAGAATCCGTCCAGTGAGGAAGCAATCAAGGCTTCCCATGAGAACCTGAGACTGACTGCCCGCAGAGCGCAGCAGACGTTCGGGACGGGCTTTCTGAATGCCGGGTATCTGGCGGCTTGTATTCGCGATGATTTCGAGTATCAGCGGTATGCGTTCGCGGAGATCGTTCCGGCATGGATGCCGATCTTTGAGCCGGATGCAGCGGCACTCGGCGTGATCGGTGACGCGATCCTGAAAATCAATCAGGCGTCTGAGGGCTTTATGGGTTCCAGAAACATCCGCGCTCTGACCGGTCTGAGGAGTGATGCGGAATGACGGATGAAGAAATCCACGCTCTCGTAGATGAGTTTAACCGGAAAGTGAGTCTTGATCCGGAGATACGGTCGGTCATGGAGAAGATCCGAAACCAGGAGGCAGATCTGGACGACACGTCACGGCTCTGCCTGCGGCGGTCGGAGCTTCTGGGGCAGTTCCTGCAGGGCAAGCTCCCGGAACTCGCTCCGGGAGACCGTGAGCGGCTCTGTACGGCGCTCCTGCATAACGGGTATGAAGTTACGAACGAAGCTGTGCCGGACGTGCTGAGAGCGCAGGACGAGCGTCTGGGGCTGCATCTGAATCCGGTTCGTGCTCCGTTCCCTTGGGAGCGGGTGCAGAAGGTCTCCCACTCGCTGGAGGATCCCGGCATCACCGAGGAGCAGCGCAACCGGAGAGCCGGTGCGCCGGTGGCGAATACGGGAATGTCCTTCCATGACGACAGCGTGAAGGAAAATGCCCGGATCCGCGCAAAGCTTGGCTTCAAGTGCTATCTGAACCGTGTGGCGGCTTCCGGCTGCTGCAAGTGGTGTACGGATATCGCGGGCCGTTATGTTTACGGCGACCATCCGGGTGACATTTTCCGGCGGCACGACAACTGCGGCTGCACCGTCACGTTTGAGAACGGACGGCAGCGGCAGGATGTGTGGAGCAAGCAGACGTGGCAGGCGAGTCCGGCGGAGATTCTGGCACAGTATCGGGGACCGAAGAAACTCACAAAAGAACAAGCAGAATTTTTAGGCTTGACTTTTGGGAAAAATCGTGGTAAAATAAAGTCAGAAGAATCCGATAATATCTGGAGCAAAATCAAGTCTATATTGACCGGAAAAACGAAGCAGTCTGAGCTGCAACAGCAAGAGATTGAAGAAGCTTTAAAATCGCTAGGCTTTTCTAGCGTTGATCCATCGTTCTTCAAAAAAGTTGATAAAACGATGCAAGTATCAATCACCGACCAGTTAAAGCAGTTAGAAGATAGATTTCACGCAATCGGACGATCGGATTCACCATATCTCATCGCTGATTTAAAGGGCGGAGCAATCGGAAGCTGTCAATGTAATATGAGCCAGCCAGATAGGCAGCATATAAGGTTATCGACTACAGCATTTAAAAGCAGAAAATCACATATTTCTAACAGAAAAAAAGAAATTGAAGATTTTTACTGTATGCCTTGCCTGAACGATGACGAAACGGTTTCGCGTTATGTAATTACCCATGAATATGGGCATATGTTAGAAAATAGTCTGATAGCCGAACAGATGCGTGGAACAATTCATACTCATAAACGTTTAGCAGAAAGCTATAAGGATCAAATAGAAAAAATTGCTCGTGAAATTGACAAAAATTACGATCAGAATAAAGCAAACTACCTTTCTGAATATGGGCATAAAAACGATCTTGAATTCTTTGCTGAGTGTTTTGCTAATAGTCAGCTTGGTGAGCCGAATGTTCTCGGACAGGCGATGGCAAAATGGCTTGAAAGGAGGGGCTTATAATGAAACTTAATTCAAAATATAGCGTTCCGTATTTTTTAAAAAATCGCGAATGGTATACTGTGGATAAATCCAATCCGAAATGCAAATATAGTTTGACTCCGAAAGCCCCGCTTGCAGCAAAAATATCCTACAAGAATTATTTGAAATCGCTTGAAAGCGATCCATACGAAAATATTCAAGCCGACGAAGATGGTGTTAAATGGCTTGAAAACACTTGATTAAATAACTACAAACCCGCCCAGCAATGAGCGGGTTTTCTTATACCCTGACGGAGGTGAACAACATGAAGCGGATTATTGAATACTTCAAAGACATTCAATGGTGGGTGAAGCATTACCCTCAAGGGTGGTGGCACGACAAGGCACACAGAAAGACGGCAATCTTGAACGCACTGTACTGCACCGCGCCTGCTCATTGGAAACGATACAATCGCCTTCTGAACAGTTTGCGCTGAATGACCAGAATTGAAACAACTCCGCAGAAATTGAATTTTTAAGACAGCATTCTGCAAAAATTCTGCAAAATTGCGTTTTAACCGAATAATTTTGAAAAGCATCCGCAAAACGGGTGCTTTTTGCGTTTCGGAAGGAGGTACAGCCCATGTACGAGGACGTACTGCTCCCCGAACAGACCTGGCTCTATGACATGAAAGGAGCATGACCATGCCGAACGGTACAAGAGCACGCCCGAACCTGCGGCCGGATCACAACGGCACCCAGAGGGCGCAGTTTGATTCCAACAAGAAGAAGATCTACGCGACGCAGCGGGTCTGCGGCATCTGCGGGAATCCGGTGGACTTCTCCCTGAAATTTCCGCATCCGCTGTCTCCGTGCATCGATCACATCATCCCCGTGAGCAAGGGCGGGCATCCGTCTGACATCGGGAATTTGCAGCTCGCGCACCTCTGCTGCAACCGGCAGAAGTCGGATAAACTCGTGGCAAAGGTCGATTTTGCACAGCAGAAAGAGCCAATCTCGAACCGTGAACTGCCGCAGACGTTCGACTGGAAAACCCTATGACCGAGCCCAGAAAAGGACGGCAGACGCCGACACTCTCGGTCGTTCTGCCCTACAAGGAATCCCTCGGCAGCGAAGCCGTCGAGCTGTACAACAGATCCGGACGCACCGCGCAGGACTGGCAGGCGCTCATGATGGAGGACATCATGGCGCTTGATGCGGACGGCCGCTGGCTGCACATGAAGTTCGGGTGGAGCATCCCCCGACGGAACGGCAAGTCCGAGATCCTCATCATGCGCTCGATCTGGGCACTGACACACGGCGAACGGACACTCTACACCGCACACCGCACGTCAACGTCCTCGAACGCCTGGGAGAAGGTCTGCTCGCTGCTCGGCAAGATGGGCTTCCGTGAGGACGAGGACTACAAGACCTACAAGACACGCGGGTGTGAGCGTATCGAGTGGATCGCGGACAACAGTGAAGCGCTCATCAACTTCCGGACACGCTCGTCAAAGGGCGGTCTGGGTGAGGGCTATGACCTGCTCATCATCGACGAGGCGCAGGAGTACACCGGCGACCAGGAGTCCGCGCTGAAATACGTTGTCACCAGTTCCCAGAATCCGCAGACGCTCATGTGCGGAACACCGCCGACGGCTGTTTCTTCCGGTGACGTGTTCCTGAAATTCCGGCGTGATCTGATTCGAGGAAAAGAAGAGGACGCAGGCTGGGCGGAATGGTCGGTGCCGCGTCTGACGGATGCGCATGACCCGGAGCTCTGGTATGAGACGAACCCGTCACTCGGCACGATCCTGACGGAGCGAACCGTTCGTTCGGAGCTGGGTGACGATCAGGTGGACGACAACATCCAGCGCCTTGGCCTGTGGATCGCGTACTCGCAGAAGTCTGCCATTTCGGAGAAGGAATGGCTATGGTACAAGACGGAAACACCGCCGGAGCTTGCCGAGCCGGTCCGCGTCTTCTATGGTGTGAAGTACCGGCAGGAGACGGTCTCTCTCGCCGCTGCCGTGCGGACGAAAGACGACAAGGTGTTTGTCGAAGCCATCGACTGCCGCAGCGTCCGGGACGGGAATGCATGGATCATCGACTTTCTGCGCAGCCCGTCGGCGGAAAAGGTCGCCATTGACGGCGCGGCGGGCGCTCCCATCCTGATGGAGGACATGAAAAACGCCGAAGTCAAGTGCAAAACAGTCCTGCCGAAGGTGGCGGAGGTCATCACGGCGAATTCGCTGTTCGAAACGAACCTGTTTGACGGAAAGGTCACGCACATGGCGCAGCCGTCCCTGACGCAGATCGTTTCCAACTGCGAACACCGGAACATCGGCACGGGCGGCGGTTTCGGCTATACGTCACTGCTGGAGCAGGCGGATGCGGGACTGATCGAGTCAGTCACGCTCGCACACTGGGTGGCGGCTCTGGCGGTAAAGACCCGAAAGAAACAGACGTCCAGTCTGTAAAATGAGGTGATAGTTTGGACAAGAATACACTGGATAAGATCAATGCGCTGACACGGCGCAAGTTCAAGGCGGAGGAGCTGTACACCTTCCCTGTCGTGCTGTGTCACAATGACATCGACCGCGATTATGAGCGGTTCTCGGACGAGGCTCTGGACAAGATGGCGGAGCTGTTTGTCGGTACGACGGGCATCTTTGATCACAATCCGACCGCGGACAACCAGTCTGCGCGGATCTATGACACGGAGGTCATCACGGATCCGGAGAAGCAGACGGCATGGGGCGGCACGTACCGCTATCTGAAGGGCTATGCCTACATGGTGCGGACGGCTGCGAACAAGGATCTCATCACGGAGATCGACGCTGGCATCAAGAAAGAGGTCAGCGTTTCGTGCAGTTCTGCCCGCAGAACGTGTTCCGTCTGCGGTGCGGACGTAAACAGCGGGTGTGAGCACGTCAGGGGCAAGTCGTATGACGGGCAGACGTGCCACACGGTACTGGACGGCATCACGGATGCCTATGAATGGAGCTTCGTCGCCGTTCCCGCACAGCCGGGTGCAGGCGTTACGAAACATTTTACGGAAAAAGGAGGAAACAAAGCAATGGCTGACAAGAACGAATTCACAGCAATCACGACACAGGCAGACTTTGACGCTGCCGTGCAGCCGCTGATCGATGCAGCAGTCGCTGCCAAGGCAGCAGAATTTGAGGGCTGGATCTCGCCGGAAGATCACCAGAAAGCACTGGACGATCTGACCGCCGAGAACAAGTCCAGCCTGCTTAAAGCCTACAAGACCAAGGCTGCACTCATGGCAGGGCTGCCGGAGGAGCTTGCCGAGCGTCTGACCGGCGACACCGAAGAGGACATTGCCAAGGACGCCGAGAACCTCGCAGCGCTCACCAAGTCCAAGGGAACACCGCATTTTGAAGCCGAGGGCGGCGTGATGTCCGATGTCGAGAAGTATTTCTACGACAGAAACAAGAACCTTGATCCCAGAACCCGAAAGGAGAATGCATAATGGCACATACACCCAGAGAAAAGTATTCCGAGCTGGTACTTGAAAAGCTCCGTGCGTCCCTCGTGCTGGAGGACGGCGTGGTCTTCAATAACGACTACGAGGGCGACCCCGTTTCCGGCTCTGTCAAGATTCCGGTTCGTGATGATGAAGTTGCTGTCAGCGATTACGACAAGGCGAACGGCATCAGCCTGACCCACGGCGCAACTACTTACACGACACTGCTCATCGACAAGGACAAGGCAGTGAATGAACTGATCGACGGCTTTGACGCAGTATCCGTCCCCGGAAAGCTGGTCGCTGACCGTCTGGACAGCGCAGGCTATGCCCTCGCACGTCAGATTGACACCGACGGCGCGACCACGCTGCTTGCCGGTGCTACCATCAAGAACGTGGATCAGCTGACAAGTACGAATATCTACGATACGATCGTGGACATCCGCACCGATATGAGCGAGGCGAACATCCCTGACGACGGCAGACGCTATCTGCTGTGTGTTCCGAAGGTGCTGGCGCTCGTCCTGAAATGCCCGGAATTCATCCGTTCGACCGCGCTTGGCGATTCTACCGTGACCAACGGCACCGTCGGAAAGATCGCGGGATTCCTCGTCAAGGAGTGGAACGACTCCACAGCAAATCTGGCAATGATGGCAGGTCATCCGAGATATGCGACCCGTGCGAAGGCTTGGGGCGTCGGCGTCCATGTGCAGGATCTGGCTGGTTCCGGTCAGTACATCGGCGCTTGTGCGGTACAGGGCAGAAAGGTCTACGGCCACAAGGTGCTCCGCTCTGCTGCGATCCGTGCAGTCTTTGCGCCGGGATCCCTGGGCATTACGCTCGCTGCGTCTGACGCAGGCAAGACCATTGCGACCGTGACCGGCGGCAGCACTTACGCCTACAAGCTGAACCCCACAAGCCGTGCGACCTACGACATGACCTCGACCGCATACGGCGGCACGTCCCTGACCTCCGGTTCGACCAAGATCGAGGTCAATGCGGGCGACATTCTGGAGATCGTCAGCCTGTCGAGTTCCAAGGTCAAGTCCGTTGGCTACGTCACCGTCACGGCGTCCGATATCGGCACCTGATGGGCGCAGTATATGCAACAGTAGCGGATATCCGGGCGGTCGGGTATCCGCTTTCTGCGGCGCAGGAGACGGCTGCGACAACGCTTCTGGCACAGGCTTCCGCCAATCTCCGGACGCAGGCGCGGAACATCGGCAAGGACGTTGACGCGCTGATCGCGGATGAAACAACCGGCGAGGATTACGCTCTTGCGGTCAAGTCGGTTGTCGTGCAGTCGGTCTGCCGTGCGCTGGATTCCGGTCTGAATACCGGTTGCGGCACGATCTCACAGGGGTCACAGACGCTCGGTGCGTATTCCGTGCAGCAGACGTTTTTTAATCCGGGACAGTCGCTGTATTTCCAGCGGAATGAGCTCAAAGACCTTGGGCTGCACCGTTCGCAGACGTTTGCAGCGCTGGATATCTACGGGGGTGACGGGGATGTTCACGAATAAGCCTGCCTGCACCATCTGGGAGAAAACGACTGTGAACCATGCGCCAGCCTATGTCCGTCATGTGACCGGTGCTGTTTACTGGCAGGACTGCCGGGTGCAGAGCGAGGCGCGGACAACGGAAAATAATGTGTTCATTGCGATTCCGGCAGGCTCTGTCAGCGGCTACATGCCAAAACTTGATGACAGGATTCTGCCCGGAAATGTGGATGAAAATTCCCCGCCGAAGGACGCACTGACTGTTATGCAGGTCAAGGATTTCCTGTATGGTTCGCAGATGATGCAGCACATCGAGGTGACGGCAAAATGATGAAGTTTGCAGGATTTTCGCTTGCACCGGACTTCAAAATGAAGTCTGACAAGATGTTTGGCAAGGCGCAGAATGCAGTTGATAACAAGTGCATCCAGGTCATGGAGGATTACACCCCGGTTGCAGAAGAAAAATATCCGAATCACGGCAAAATGAGCCGTTCCCACAAGCAGGAACGCCCCGGCGTCATCATCAACACCGAACCGAAAGCAAGACGCGAATATTACACCAACAAGGGCGGATCCGGCGGAAAGCGCGGGAAATACTGGTTTGAGCGCATGAAGCTAGACCGGCGCGGGGAGATCCTGCAAGCGGCAAAGGAGGCGGTGAAGTGACACCCATCATTGAAGCAGTCCGGAACTATATTCTGACCTATCCGGAGTTACCGGAAGGGCAGGTGCTTGTCGATTATCTCGGAAGTGAAGCTGGACAGTTTACCATCGAGCCAATGCCCTGTGACCCGGTTTACAAACGTTACACGGACGGCGGCTGCCAGAAGCAATATCTGTTTCTGCTGGTGTCGCGGGAAGCCTATTCCGCCGACCTGCTGCCGTGTGTTGAGAATGAGCAGTTTTTCGAGGAGTTCGCCCACTGGATCGAGGTGCAGAACCGCAGGAGAATCCTGCCCGACCTCGGTGTGGAACGCTTTCCGGTCAGCATTGAAATTGTCACCGGCGGCTATGCGTTCGGTGAAGACGTCAACACGGCGCGGTATCAGATCCAGCTGCGCCTGATCTACGAGGAGGAATGAACATGTCCGAAATTATCATGAACCGTTCGGATATTGTCGCATTTGCGGCGATTACAGAGACGACAACTTCCGGCGGTACGACCACCACCACGACAACAAATTACCGTATGACGAAGTTCTCCAAGTTCAGCCCGAACAAGAATGCGAAGGAGTACAACCGTCAGTATGTAGACGAGATCGCCGAGACGTCCGACGTCGTCGGTTACGCGCCTGCGATCGACTATTCGTTCGACGCGCACAGAAACAACCCGGTTCATACATTCATTCGCAAGGTCACAGACAATGAGAGTATCGGCGATTCTGCGACGCTTGTGATTTACGATGTGGACACGACAAACGGCGACGCCTACAAGCGCACCTATGCAATTATTCCGGCTGCACAGGGCGATTCTACAAATGCCTATACCTATTCCGGCACGCTCAAAGCCAAGGGTGAAGCCGTTCACGGCACGGCAACGACGTCCGACGACTGGCAGACGATCACGTTCACGGAGGATGAGTAATGACTGAAGATCGCACAAAATGGACGTACAACGGGCAGGAGTTCGAGCTCGACATGAACGATCTCGACGACCTGCGACGCTACGATGCTGCTTTGAAAGCACAGCGTCCGGCGTTCAATCCGGGGCAGACGGAGATCACGCCCGTGATCGAGTACTGCGATGGTATGCGCCGGTTATTTGACACACTGTTCGGTGATGGTACGGCGGATAAATTGCTCGGCAATACGAAGAAAACGACCGATTATGACGCGGTTTTCGAGAGCTTCAATGATTTCCTGTATGCACAGACCAAGGAGATCGCGGAGCACCGCCAGAAGATGCTGAACAAGTACAAGCCGAACCGTGAGCAGCGCCGGATCCTCGAAAAGAAATGATGCATTTGTTGTATGAGCCGCTGCCGGATAGCATTTCGGTTGGCGGCTCTGATTATGCCATTCTCACGGATTTCCGGGACTGGCTGAAATTCGGTGATCTGCTGAAAGATGATGCACTGGAGGCTGCGGAAAAGCTGGATTTCATGCGGAATTGGTTCGTGGAAATTCCGGATGAAATGACGGCTGAAATGTTCACAGGACTGCGGGATTTTTATAGGATGAAAGCCCTTGAACCGGACAAACCAGAGCAGGAACACGACGGCTTGCAGAAGCCGCCGACATTTGACTGGTGTCTGGATGCGGCGTGTGTAATGGCAGATTTCAGGCGGTTCTATCAGGTGAATTTATTGACAATTCCATATCTGCACTGGTGGGAG